TTATCTAGTGTACATCGAGCATGAGGATGTATAGAGTTATAATTATTATCTAATCCTATGTGTGTTGATAAAGCAATAAGTAAAGATAAACAACTCAATATCCAAACACACTATCTGCAGGTTTTGCTCGTTTTGGTTCGTTTACTTTATCTATAAAATCTTGTCTAATAGGATGTATCGGTCTACTCATACAACCATAACGTAGTGCATCGTAAGCATGGTCCTCTGCATGAGTGTCTACATCTTCCGGATTATTTTTATCTGTTGGTAACATTGGTAATGTTCTAATTAAATTTATACAGTTATCTAAAATAAATAAAGAAGGATATCCTGTTTCTTCATCCGGTCTTAATCTTTTATGTATTTCTAATTTACCTGCTATTCTACTTCGAGGACTTCTATCAGAAGGTCTCCAACGACATCCTTCTAGTATCATTGTCTCTGCAATACTCGGTCCTATATCACCTCGTCTTGCCCACGTAGAACTATCTAATACTCCATATCGAATATATTCACCTTCTTCCGCATCTAATACTTTTCTAGCAAACATATCTGCCGTAACCTTTTGTGTATACAGTTCTCTGTAAACGAATAGATTATTATCAAAGTCAACAGCTATCCATAAACAACATGCCGGTGAACTATATCCCCAGTCACATGCTCTAAACTTCATCCAGTTTCTTGGAATATCAAAAGGTTTAATAACGTGTATATCTTTACTAAACTCTGGAAAAGATGAATCTTCAAATGCTTCCCAGTTACCATCTAAAAATTGTTTTCTTTGTACTTCTGGTAACGATGCCAACATAGCATAATAATCATCTGTTTGCATCAGATAAGGATTATCTTCTAGTTTAGCGGGAATAAATCTTCTAGATATTTTTTTAATTCCTGTTGGTGTTTTAATATCTATATCAAACTTTGTATTGGGTACAGCAGGGTCAACAAACATATTCTTTACCCACAGTGAACCTACATTTCCCGGATTACCTGTAGCTCTCATGTAAACAGGAATCTCTGGGTCTACACTTCGTAAAGAGGACCGAAGAAAATTATATATGTCTTCGGTAGGATATTGCGGTAATTCATCTATTCCAATCCAAGTATATGATTGTCCTTGGTAACGTAAAGCATCAGTTAAGTTTTCCGCATATCCAAACTCGATTCTAGCACCAGAAGGGAACTTCCATTCTTTTTCTTGTTCTCTCCATTTAGCACCGGGATAAGCTTTTGAATATAGTTGTTGTGAATGATTTATTAAATCTCTTAACTCAGGCATTGTCCGTCTAATTAATAATGCTCTGTGTTTTTGTTTATCACAATAACGAAGTGGGTCAACCAACATTGCGTATGATTTACCTCCACCTCTTGCTCCTCCGTAAAATACTTCTCTTTCGGATGCTGCTAGAAATTCTGTTTGTGGTCCGTCATTAGGTTCAAAGATAATATCTCTATCTTTGATAGCTTCTCTAATATTAGGAGTTGTTTCTTCAATCTTATCTTTTTCAATAAGTTGTTCTTTTCCTTCTAATACATTGTCAATCTTTTTTAATTTACTTTTGGTAGACCAATAGTTAGCTTGTGCTTTTTCTAACTGTTCTTTTTTTTCACGTAATAAATCTTGAGCAGACTTACGTGCTTTTTTTTCTTTAATAGTTAAAGGAGTATTTAAATCTTTTACTCTTCTTCTACCAGATTTTTTTGGTTTAGGTTCGTCTACCAACCTTTATGTATTACCCTTTTTAGCACTTCTCTTAATCCCATACCTGTCAGCTTTCTACCTGTATGATGTGATAACCATTCTGCAGTTTCTCTGTAAGAACAATTATTCTCTATAAACTTTTTTGCTTTTTTAATTAACTCCATATGTTCTTCATTTTGTATTAGAAAGTCAGGGTCTTCTTCTGATACTTCGTAACCATAAGGAATTACTCTAGCATTTTTTCTTCTAGCTATCTTAATTTTTTCAGTCATTGTTTTTAGGTGGTAATATAAAAACTCCGTGTTGAACTTTAGCTGTAATATCTAATTTTTCTTTTTTAGATAAACCCACTCTATCTAAAATTTGTTTGGCTGCTTCCATTCTAATATTAGCACCGGGTAAACTTCCGTCTTCATCTAAAGCATTAATCATACCCATACTTGCTCTCGGTGCAAAAGCAGCTAACTGTTCTTCTGCTCTTGTAATAATTTCTTCTTTTAATGCACGTAGGGGTTGATGATAGTCTGCATATCCTGCAATATCACCGGCTACTCTAGGATTACCTTTTGCTTCTCCAAACAAAGCAGTTAAAAATGTTTCTTGCTTTTCTGTTAAAGCTAATTCTTTTTTATTTTCAGGAACTAACATTGCGGACCTTTTGTAAATGTTTTTCTGTTTTTTCTTTTAACCACTCAGGAGATTTTCTTATTCCGACTTCTTCTTCTATTTGTCGTTCTCTCATTCCGTTACGAGCAGCTTCAATCATTTGGTCTCGGCCTTTGTGTTCCCCTCTTTCGATAAAGGAAAGTCTGGGTGCAGTTATCACCATCTCTACGTTTGAATTAGCAAGTGGCTTGGTTCTATCTTTATACGATAGATACTCATCCCAGACTTTACCCGTCTTCTTATTTCTATAAGAATATATTGGCACTATTTTATTTTAATTGACCTTGGTTTTTTTTCTTCTGGTAATTCTTGTTTTAATGTAACTGTGAGAATACCATTTTCCATAGTTGCATCTGTAGGTTCTGTATATTCTGCTAGTGAAAAAGTCTTAAAAAACTTTTTAGTAGAAATACCTTTGTACAGATATTCATCTTCGTCTGATTCCATTTCACCTTTTACAGTTAATGTATTGTCTTTAACATTGATGTCAATACTATCTTTTGTAAAACCGGCTAGTGCAAAATTTATTTGCCACTCTCCATCATTTATTTTTTTAATGTTGTAGTGTGGAAATCCTTTGGCATCAGTATTACTTACAATATCTAATGTATCAAAGAATCTATCAAACCCTACTGTGTAGGGCATGTATTTATCTAGTGTAAAAGTCATGTTATACCTCCTTGCTTTAAGCTAGATATCAACGACCCCGAAGGCATCGTCAAACTTTTAATCTTTTTTAAACTTTATTTGTGTAACTGTTTCTTCGTCTTTATTTGCTTTGAAGACGTTACCACTTAATTTAACTTCTGGCTCCTTTAACCACTCGTTGGCTTTTAGGAGGGCTTTTCTTCGAGCCGCTTTTACCTGCCCATAAAACTTTGTTTGCCCAGTACGCAGCACTTGTTGGACCTTTTGCGATATTTTTTCCATGCCTTGCTTTAAAAGACTTCCTAGCTTCTGGGGAATAGTTGTGACCCATAGAAGCGTCACCGAAGCGAATAAGGCGAGGCTTCCCACCCTCGAGTATACCGACTTTACCTTTTTTACCACCTTCAGTGGTCCTGACCGCAGTATTAAATCTTTTAAGTCCATGTTTTTTAAGAAAGTTTTTTCTTTTTTGAGTTTCGCTTAGTGCCATTTTTTTTAGGTTTTAATTTTCCTACAGCAACCATGATTACTGTTTTTGATTTTGGTTTTTTTGTTTTACTTCCGTATGCCATTATGCTTTACCTTTCATAGCTTTTTGAATAGCCATGCCCCTAGTTTTTTCGTAAGATGATAGTTTACCATCTTTATCTAGGTCTGCTTTTTTCATATCAAAGTTCATAGTCCGATTGTTTCGGTTATCGGTCTTACCATTCATTTTCATTTTATTATTGTTCATTATGATACCCTCCTGTATGCTCTAGTCTTCTTGGCAATTCTCTTTGGTTGTTTGACGAATTGTTTTCCTGCTTTTGTTCCTTTCCTCTTGGCTTTGGTCGTAGCTGCGTATTCTTGAGGACTGAGACTTTTGATGGCTGCTTCCGGAAGATACCTTTCTCCTGTCTTTGAAGAGGGTTTCCCAGACTTGGTTCGCCATTTTTGTTTTGTCCACGATTTAAGACTTCTTTGTGATTTTGCTAGTGCCATGTTTTTTCTTTAGTTGTAACTTTGCTCTCTTTGCTATTGCTGCTTGTTGTGGTTTACCACCGAACTTACTTCTCTGTTCCATGACAGTAAGTATCTGAACTTTCCTAGCATATGGTTTATTAATCTTTTTAACTTTACGTGCAGTCTTTTTTGCATCTTGAACTGATGCATATTTAATTTTAACAGTGTCTCTAGGATTTTCATCTGTATATAATCTTCTTCCTGAACCTTTGGGTTTTTTTCCTGTTCCTACTTTAGGGTCTGCCATTAAAAAGTTAATTTTAATCCCACTTTAACTTTGTCTTTATCTGCAGATAGTTCTGTTTGTAAATCTTTTGTAAATGATTTAGATAAGTTTAAACTAGCATTGCCATCTTTATTGACTGTAAAAGAACTATTGTAAGTTTTACCACCAAGCTTTAAACCTATTTTATTACTGCCTACTAACATCTTATCACTAAAAGGTATTTTACCAATAGCATTTTCTATTTTGTTTTTAACATTTTTTGCAATAGGTGTATTTAAGACAACACTACCCAATGCAGCCGTTGCTGCTTTTTGGGATGATTTGATTGCTTGTTTTTTTTGATTCGGTGCATCTGATATTTTTTTAAGTTCATCATACACCTTAACATTATTAGAATATTTTTTATCTGACATTATTTTCCTTGTCTATTATATTTTTTATAGCTTCTTCGTTTATGTTTATTCATTGATGACATCTTAACTTTACCATTTCCTATGCTAGTTCTTTTAGGAATATGTATTATACCTTGTTTTTCTTTAGGTTGTTTTGCCATTTAATGTAAAATATTTTTTTTGATATGCATTTAGTTCTTGTATTGTATTTATTTCTGTATCATGTTCACAAAGTTTTTTGTATAATGTTTTATCATTTAACCAACTTCTACCATTCCAAAATTCAAATCCATCAAATCTAGATTTATATACATTTGATTTTTCATACCCATAAGCTAAATAATACTTTTTGCATTTATTTTTTATAGACCAGTCTATTTCATATAGTGTTGCATATGTACCCATACCTAGTTTTGGATTTTCATAATCCCAAGCAAACTGTCCTGTCAATACATGATTACTATCAAATACTTTAATTTCTGTAAATGCTATCGGCCTATTTTTAAAATAGTAGATAAAATATTTCCAATCAATGTTGTCTTCTTTTTTAAAGAACTCGCTTTCTTCTTCAAAGTTCTCTTCATG